GGCGCGCGACGGTGACGCCCACCCGTCGCGTCTCTTCAAGTTCGTCTTCAACGCCGACCAGACCTACATCCTGGAGTTCGGCGAGCAGTACATGCGGGTCTACCGCGATGGCGGCGCCGTCGTGCCGTCGGCGACCGCCTGGTCGGCCCTGACCACCTACCTCGTCGGCGACATGGCCAGCTTCGCCGGAACGACCTACTACTGCATCGCCGATCACCTCAACCACACCCCGCCCAACGTCACCTATTGGGCGCCGATGACCGTTGGCTTCTACGAGATCCCGACGCCCTACGCGGCTGATGACCTGCGGGCCATCCAGTACGTCCAGAGCGGCGACATCGTCACGCTGGTGCACCCCGACTACGCTCCGCGCGAGCTGCGCCGCACCGGGCACACCGCATGGACGCTGACGCTCAAGAGCTTCGCGCCGGCCGTCGACCGACCGGCTGATTGCACGGCTGTGGCTGGGGGCGGAGGCGGCAACTCCTACCGCTACCAGATCACGGCCTTCAACAAGGACACGCTCGAAGAGAGCTATCCCGGCCGCGAGACGGCAACAACCGTCACCGGCGCAACCCAAGCCAGCCCCTGCGAGATCACGGTCGTCGGCCATCCCTACAGCACCGGAGACGAGGTCTATCTCGCCGGCCTGGGCGGCATGATCCAGCTCAATGGGCGGACCTTCGTCGTCACCAAGACGGGCGCCAACACCTTCACCCTCGACGGCGAGGACTCGACGGCGCATACTGCCTACACTGCCGACGGCACCGCGGCACGGCCCTACGCCCGCATCGACAGCGCCGCTGCTCCCACCGCCAGCGCGCCGCACGTCATCACCGCCGACAACCCTGGCGAGGGATTCGGCCTGTGGTTCTACCGCTACAAAGACGGCGTCTTCGAGTTCATCGGCGAGGCCAACGGCAACGCCAGCGCCGCGACCATCAGCTTCTCGGACACCAACATCGCGGCCCAGGCCAGCCTCACGCCGCCGATCGAGCGCGACCTCTTCGCCGAGGCCGGCGCCTACCCGTCGACCGTCACCTATGTCCAGCAGCGCCTGGCCCTCGCCAACAGCGAGGACGATCCGGAGCGCGTCTGGTTGTCGCAGGTCGGCAATTTCTCCAACTACGCGAAGAGCTCGCCGATCCAGAGCGACGACTCCATCGAGTTCCAGCTCGCCGGACGGCAGGTCAACGCTGTGCGCCACCTCATCGAGGTTGGCGGGCGCATGGTCGTGCTGACCGATTCGGCCGAGTGGACGATCGCTGGCGGCAGCGACGGCGTCATTCGGCCCGGCGAGATCAACCCCAAGCAGCAGGGCTATGACGGCGCCGCGGCCATCGCACCCGTCATCATTGGCAACACCGCCCTCTACGTCCAGGCGCGCGGCAGCTTCGTCCGCGATCTGCGCTACGACTACGAGAGCGATGGCTACCAGGGCCGCGACCTCACCATCTTCTGCCCCAACCTCTTCGACGGCCATGAAATCGTGGCCATGGACTACCAGAAGATCCCGCATTCGGTCAACTGGTGCGTGCGCGACGACGGCATGATGCTGGGCCTAACCTACGTCCGCGATCACGACGTCTGGGGCTGGCATCGCCACCTGACGGCCGGCGGCGACGACACCTACACGGACGTCTGCACCGTGCCCGAGGGCCGCGAGGACGCTGTCTATGTGATCGTCCGTCGCTACGTCGATGGCGCCTGGACCCGCTACATCGAGCGCTTCGCCTCGCGCCAGTTCACCGACATCGCGGTCGATGCCTTCTTCGTGGACTGCGGCCTCACCTACGATGGTCGCAACGTCGGCGCGACGACCATGACGCTCACCGGCGGCACCGCCTGGGACGACACTGAGGAGCTGACCTGCACGGCCAGCGCCGGAACCTTCGCCGCCTCGAACGTGGGCGACGAGGTCATCTTCTATGTCGAGGAGGTAGACCCGGACACGGAAGAGATCGAGACCGCACGCTACGCCTGCACGATCACCGCCTACACCTCGCCAACCGTGGTGACGGTGCGCGCCGACCGCGCCTTGCCCGTCAGCATCCGGGCAACCGCGGCAACCGCCTGGGCTCTGGCCGTCGACACCGTCACCGGCCTCGACCATCTGGAAGGCCGCACGGTCACCGCGCTCTGCGACGGCTCCGTCAACCCCGAGGTGGTCGTCACCGGCGGCAGCATCACCCTGGCATCGCCGGCCGTGATCGCCCACGTCGGCCTGCCCTATACCGCGCGCATTGAGACCCTCGACGCCGAGAACGTCCAGGGTGAGACCTGGACCGACAAGAAGCGCAAGATCCACGCGGTCGGGGTCAAGGTGAAGGACAGCCGTGGGCTCTGGCTGGGCTTCGGCGATGGCCAGCTCTTCGAGCACGAGGACGAGCAGGCCGAAGACTACGACGACCCGATCCCGCCCTTCACCGGGCTCATCGAGGAGAATGTCGACACCACCTGGGAGAAGACGGGCAAGGTCGTGGTCGAGCAGCGGGATCCGCTGCCCATGACCATCCTGGCCATCATCCCCCAGGGCAAGATCGGAGGGACCTGACCATGGGCGCATCAGCAGCCCCAATCTTCGGCGTGGGCGCCGGCCTGTCGCTGGCCGGCGGCATCTACAGCGCCTTGGCCACGGACGCGGCCGGGGTCTACAACCAGGCCATGGCCGAGTACGACGCCAAGCAGCTCGACGACATGGCGGTCGACGCCATCGCACGCGGCGAAGAGGACGCGCGGAGGGTTGGGCAGGAAGGCCGGCGGGTCCAGGGCGAGCAGCGCGCGGGCTTCGCTGGCCAGGGCATTGACGTGGGCGTCGGCACCGCGGCCGACATGCAGATCGAGACCCTGGAGCTGAACGCCCGCGACATGCGGACGGTGCGCCTCAACGCCATGGAAGAGGCCCGGGGCATCCGCACCCAGGCCGCCACTACCCGGGCCAACGGCCGCATGGGCGCACGCGCGGCCAGCAATCAAGCCGTGGGTACACTTCTGACGGGAGGCGCTCAGGCTATCAGCATGGCGGCTCAGGGCGTCGAGAGCTACCGCAGTTCCAACCCGAGGATCGGCTAATGGTCGACATCCCCATCTACCGACAGCAGGTCCGCCAGGCGCCGGCAGCCGATACCCGTCTGAACCTGCGCGCCACGCCCGACGCGATGGGCGCCGCAATCGGCGAGGGCGTCCAGGCCCTGGGCCGCGCCGCTGGCACCGTCGCCGGCGTCACCGATCGCATCATGGCCGAGGAGCGCCAGCGCGGCAACGACGCGCAGATGGCGCGCGCCCTGGCTGAGAGCACTGCCCTGGCCAACGGCCTCCAGCTCGAATACGAGAAGCACCAGCTCGACGATGCCGTTGCCAAGCGCGGCGACTTCGAGGAGCGCTACAGCAAGGGCCTGGACGACATCGCCGCCAAGCTGGGCAACGACGAGCAGCGCGCCGCCTTCGGCAACTTCCGCCTCAAGCAGGAGGTCACCTTCCAGGGCGCGGTGCGCAACCGCGCCTATGCCGAGGGCGAGCGGTCCTACGACCTCGACTTCCAGAACTCGCGCAACGAGCTGGTGCGCTCCATCCGCATCAACGCCGACCCGGTGAACGGCGAGGAGGGGCTGGCCCAGGTCCAGACCCGGCTCGAAATGCTGGCGGTGCGCAACGAGGCGCTCGCGCGCCGCCGCGGGCTCAACCCCGAGCAGCTCGCCGAGCTCAACCGCCAGGACCAGGCCGAGGCCTACGCCACGGTCATCAACAGCTACAACGAGGCCGGCCATTCCGTCGCCGCCAAGCAGCTCTTCGACCAGCACAAGGACACCCTGGAGCCCAAGGCCCGCGACGCCCTCCAGCGCGCCCTGGAGCTGGGCACCACCAAGACCCTGGCGCAGCAGAAGAGCGCGGAGATCTACAGCCCCGACAAGACGCTGGAGGCGATGTACACCGAGGCCGACGGCATCGAGGACCAGCAGGTCCAGGCCGAGGTGAAGCGCCGCCTCGACGAGCGCGACGCCCTGCGCCGCCGCGCGATCGAGCAGGTCCAGGACAAGACCTTCACCGCCGCCTACGAGAAGGTCAAAGGCGACCCGCGTGGCTTCGACGCCCTGACCGCTGGCGAGCGCACGGCCATGGGACCCGAGCGCGAGGAGCGCCTCAAGGCCTGGACGCTGCGCCGGGCCAAGGGTGAGCCCCTGCCGTGGCAGGCATCCAAGGCCGTGCGCTACCAGATCGAGCAGACCGCCGGCAACCCGGCGACGCGCGAGGCCTTCACCAAGGCCAACCTCCTCGACTACATCGACCGCATGAACGAGGACGACTTCAACGCCCTCGCCGCCCTCCAGAAGGACATGCGCGCCGGCAAGACCGAGGGCGCCGACTGGCTGAACACCCGCGAGGAGAAGGTCAACCAGGCCCTGGCGCAGCTCGGCATGGACCCGCGCCCCTACTACACCAACAGCAAGGGCGAGGTGACCAACAACCCGCAGGCCGTCGCCTTCCGCAGCCAGGTCCAGCAGGAGGCCGCGCGCATCGCTGCCGCCAACAAGCGCGAGCAACCGACCGCCGACGATGTCCAGAAGGCCATCGACACGACCATGATGAAGAAGGTGAGGATCAACGAATGGGGACGCGATCCCGAGCGCGTGGCCGCGACCCTCACAACCGACGAGCGCGGGAAGGCCTACGTCCCGATCGAGCAGGTTCCGGCCAACCACAACGACGCCATCCGCTCCGCCATCGCAGCCAAGGGACAGGAGGCAACTGACGATCGGGTCCAGCGCGCCTATGCCGCCGCCCTGATCGGCGACCGCGCCCTCTACGACTCCATCATCGCAGGCCAGTAATGCCCGACCCATTCGACGCCATCCAGCAGACCAATGCCGCGACGCAGGAGGCCGCAGCCGCTCCGCGCGACGTCTTCACCGAGATCAACGGCCGGGCCGATCCGTTGCGCGCCACCGCCTACCTGGGCAGCAAGATGGCCCCCGAGCGCGCCGCCAAGGTGATCGCCCTGCGCGATCGTACTGGGCTGCCGGCCGACCTCGTCGACCGGAACCTGGACGAGGTCGAGCAGCAGGCCAAGAGCGCCGACTTCAACCCGGACCAGTACCGCAAGACCTCGCCCAAGGTCGCCGCCTGGCTGGCGCAGCAGCCCGAGCATTACGCCATCAGCGCCGACGACCTGCCGCGCCTGGCCGCCTTGGAGCGGTTCGTCAGCGAGTCGCCAGAATACGCCTGGGACAAGGACGGCGCCGTCCTGGGTGCCATGCAGGGCAACAATCGCACCTACTACCGCAGCACGGCCGACCTCCTGCGCGACATGCAGCGCCAGAACAACCTGGCCATCGTCGACGACGTGCAGCGCCGCATGCGCGCCGAACGCGCTCAGGATCGTGGCGCCTTCTCTGCCGGATTCCTGACCGCCGGCGGTTCGACCCTGCGCCTGGCGCAGAGCGTCGGCGACGCCCTGACCGGCCAGGATCGCGCCAGCGGCACCGCCCGCCAGGTTGCGCAGATCGGCGAAGCCAGCCAGATCAACGATCCCGGCTTCATGGCCGATGTGCAGCGCGGCCTCGGTGGTCTGACTGCCGACCTGCCCTTGATGCTCGCCGGATCGGCTCTAGCCCCGTTGACAACGCTTCGCGGTATCATGGGCGCCAGTCGCTTCGGCCGGATCGGTGCCGGTGTCGCCGCCACCGCCATCGCCGTCCAGCCACTGGCCATCCGCGAGGGCATTCTCACCGGCCAGGACGAGGGCTGGGCCAACGGCCTGACCTCCTGGGGCATCGAGACCGTCATCCCGGCAGCCTTCGGCACGACCGGCACCGAGAAGATTATCACCTCGTTGCTGGCCCGTGGCGTGGCCAAGGAAGCCGCCCCGAGCCTGTCCCGCGTTGCCGGCCGCCTGCTGCTGGACGCTGGCCTGGAAGGCACCGAGGAAGCCGTCACCGAGCTCGCCCATGCCCTGCATGAGGTCGGCAGCGGCATCAACCCGGCGGCCCTCGACCCGGACCAGCTCTGGCCGCGCCTGGCCGTGGCCGGTTCGGTCGGCGCCATCGCGGGCGGCGGCTTCAACCTGCCCGGCGCCATCACCAGCCTGTCGAGCCGCGGCACCCTGGACCGGGACGCCAACCGCCTCATCCAGGCCGCCAGCGGCCAGCAGATCCTGGCCGGCGTCATCCAGGCAGCCCAGGAGAGCACGACCGCCGGCCGCAGCCCGGAGGCCGCCCGGACCCTCTACCAGTCGATGCTCAACGACAAGGTGCCGCAGGTCTACCTCGACCGCGAAGCCTGGGACCAGCACTTCCTGAGCCTCAACCAGGACCCCCGCGCCAAGGCCGCCGAGCTGATGGGCGACGGCGCCAAGGCCTACGACGAGGCCGCGCGCACCGGCGCACCCCTGACCCTCCAGACCGGCCGCCTGGCCGTCGATGTAGCCAAGGACAAGGCGACCGGCGAATGGATCACCCGCGAGGCCCGCCTCGACCCCGGCATGATGAACGCCCGCGAGGCCGAGGAGGCGGTCAAGGAGCTGGAGACCCTACCGGACGATCCCGAGCAGAAGCTCCAGCAGACCGCCCAGGAAGCCGCCCAGGCCGTTCTGGACGATGTCGAGCAGCAACTCACCGCCGCCGGCTACGACGCTGGCAGCGCCCGCCGCAGCGCCACCCAGATGGCCGCTGTCTTCCGCACCATGGCCGCCCGCTGGAACGCCGGCCGGAAGGCCGACGACCCCAACCGCACCGACGCCCGCCAGCTCTTCATGGAGTGGAACGTCGGCATCAACCGTCCCGTCCCCGAGGTCCTGGCCCAGCCCACCCGCGAGACCGCCGACCAGATCCTGGCCGCGCGCCGGGCGAAGATCGCTGACGCTCAACTCGCCACGATCGACGCCGGCCGCATGGCGGCGCAGCAGGCCACCGACCAGGCGCTGGCCCAGCAGGCCGCCGGCGACACGGGCTTCAAGCTGATCCAGGAGGCCACCGCCACCCTTGAGGACGTCGGCGGGCAGATGACCACCGGCGACGCCATGCGCGCCCTGGGGGCCGCCTTCGGCTTCCGGCCGGACGCCAATGCACCCATGACGCCCGAGCAGGCTGCCCGTGGCAACCTCCTCGCCGCCGCCCTGCGCGTGCGCGGCAAGACCCTGGCCGACCTGATCCGCGACGCCGGCGCCGCCCGGCCCGACCCCGTGGCCACCACCGCCGCCGGGGCACAGGCCGAGAACAGCCCCGAGCTGGAGAAGCTCACCGCCGACGCCTTCCAACTGGAGACGCTGGTCACCGCCATCCGCGCCGGCCGTGGCGACCTCGCCGAGCTGGAGCAGGCCGCTGCGCTGGCCGCTGAGGTCGGGCCGGTCCTCGAATCCCTCAAGCTGGACCAGGCGCGCACCGACAGCATCCGCTCCGCGGTCGAGTTCGCCCAGGACGGGCAGACGCTCGACCAGCCCATCGTGACCCGCGACGACTCCCTCGCCTTCGACGACCTCCTCAAGCAGTGGCGCAAGGCCAACGGAGACCGGACGCCCGTGCGCGGATCCGCAGAATGGAACGCGCTGGTACAGGAGGCCGCGCGGGTCGACGCGGCGAATGGGCGATCGTTCAATCAGCCGGCCTACCACGGCACCGGCAACAGCCAGCCCTACGACCGCTTCGCCTACGACAAGGTCGGCGGGCCGGGCGGCGAGGGCGCGCAGGCTTACGGGTGGGGCCTGTACTTCGCCGGCAAGAAGGAAGTGGCCGAGCACTACAAGAAGGCGCTGTCGGCCGGCATCGTGACCTATGACGGCAAGCGATTCGATCGACAAGACCCGACGCACGCCGCCGCCCTGGCACTATTCGATTCCGGCGGCGACCGCGCTGCTGCGAAGACGCTCTTAGAGATCAAGGGAGACCGCGGATACGCCGTGGCCTCCGACGCAATCGCAGTGCTGGAAGCCAAGAAGGAAGCAAAACGAGATCAGGCAACCGGCAGGGTTTACACAGTCGAGATCCCCGACGACGACACCATGCTCGACTGGGACAAGCCGCTGGAGAAGCAGCCCGAGGGAATCCGCAAGATCCTCAAGGACGCCGGTATTGCCAAGCAGTATAAGGAAAACCTTTCAGATTTTGCCAGCCCACAGGCTACCCGCGGGCGGTCTAAGTTGGGCGGAAGCGTTTACGAGTTCCTAGCCTGGAAGACTGGCAGCCCCATGGCGGCAAGCGACAAACTGCGCGAGTTGGGCATCCCGGGCATTCGCTACAAAGCCGGGCAGATCGCCAATGCCCCGGTCGGAGGCGGAACCAACTACGTCATCTTCGACGACTCCAAGGTCTCCATCAAGAGCTACGAGCAGCGCAAGGACAAGCGTCGCGGCTCCATCACCTTCGGCCGCCAGAACGGCCAGCGCCAGACCGACATCCGGCTCTTCGAGCACACCGACCTGTCGACTGTGCTGCATGAAAGCGGCCACCTGTACCTGGAAATGCTGGTCGACCTCGCCGGCCGCGACGGTGCACCGCAGGACATCAAGGACGACCTCGCCACCGCCATGGCTTGGATGGGGGTGACGGATCCGGCCAAGATTACCGTCGACCAGCACGAACAGTGGGCGCGCGGCTTCGAGGCTTACCTGCTGGAAGGCAAGGCGCCGTCCGCCGAGCTGCGCGGCGTCTTCGCCCGCTTCGCCGCCTGGATGGCCGCGATCTACAAGTCGGTCAAGAACCTGTCCGTCAACCTCTCGCCCGAGGTCCGCGGCGTCTTCGACCGCCTACTGGCCACCCAGGAGGAGATCGCCGACGCTGCCACCAGCCTGGGCGACGACCCGCTCTTCGCCGACGCCAAAGCCGCCGGCATGAGCGATGCCGACTTCGCCACCTACCAGAAGGCGCGCGAGGACGCCCGGCGCATGGCCGAGGACGATCTGCGCACCCAGGCCATGGCTGAGATCACGCGCGAGCGCACCGCCGCCTGGAAGGAGCTGCGCACCGAGGTAGGCCAGGAAGTCGAGAGCGAGACCAACCGCGCCAAGGAATACGTCGCCGAGAGCATCCTGCGCCGCGGCGAGCTGCCCGGTGGCGTGCCCCTGCCGCCGAACATCCCGGCCATCAAGCTGGACAGCGTCGACCTCCGGCGCCGCATCGACAACCGCCTGGGAACCGACGCCGAGCGCAAGGCCGGCATGAAGCGGATGGCGATGATGCACACCCGCGAGAGCGGCATCCCCGTCGACCAAGCCGCCACCCTGCTGGGCTTCGACAGCGGCGACGCCCTGCTGCGCGCCCTGCTGACCCTGCGCCCGCGGAAGGAGCTCATCGAGGCCGAGACCGACCAGCGCATGCGCGCGCGATTTGGCGACATGCTCACCGACGGCAGCATCGCCGAGAAGGCCATGGCCAGCCTGCACAACGAGCGCCGCGCCGACGTGCACCTGGCCGAGGTCCGCGCCCTGGCCGCCCGGGTCGGCAAGAAGGTCGCCCCGATCGAGGTCCTGCGCGAGGCCGCCAAGCGGAAGATCGACGCCACCCCGGCCAAGGACCTGCTGCCGTCCCTCTACGCCCGGGCCGAGAGCAAGGCCCGCCGCGCGCTGGAGAAGGCCCTGGCCAAGCAGGACTTCCCGGCCGCCTGGAACGCCAAGCAGACCGAGCTCCTCAACCATGAGCTCTACCGCGCCGCCATCGACGCGAAGCGCGAGGCCGACGAGATCCAGGCCTACGCCAAGAAGTTCAACGAGGACAAGACCCGCAAGCGGATTGGCAAGGCCGGGGGGTGGGAATACACCGTCACCTACCCAGACGGCAGGACCGCCGACTTCCCCAACGTAAGCGAGGCCAAGGCCGCCGCAGAGAAGGTGCCCGGCTCACGCTACGACGAGACCAGCAGCTACCTCATCCAGATCGATGCCCTTTTGGAGCGCTACGAGTTCCGCCGGGTCACAAATAAGGCCATAGACCGCCGGCAATCCCTGCGCGAGTGGGCCGCCATCCAGCAGGCCGCCGGCGCTACGGTCAACCTCCCGCCCGAGGTGCTCAACGACGCACAGAAGCGCAACTGGCGCCAGGCCCCGCTTGCCGAGCTGCGCGGCGTGCGTGATGCCCTGGCCCACATCGCCCACCTGGCGAAGACCAAGAACCAGCTCACCAAGGCCCAGCGCGAGCGCGAGCTTGACCAGCTCGCCGGCACCCTGCGCGACACCCTGGCACGCACCCATCCCAAGCAGAACGTGCCGGATGCCGGGTCGAAGGCTTCATGGGGTCCGGCCTTCATAGCCTACCACCGCAAGGCGGCCAACATCGCCCGCGTCATGGACGGCGACGAGGATGCCGGCCCATTCTGGGACGCCCTGATCCGCCCCATGAACGAGGCGGCCGACGCCGAGGCCGTGCGCCTGCGCGAGGCCAAGGACAAGCAGGAGGCCATCTGGAAGCGCTGGGAGCAGGAGGCCAAGGGCGACGGCTGGAAGACCAGCGAGCGCCGCGCGTTCGCCGGATTCAAGGGCGGGCTGGACCGGCTAGGTGCAATCATGGTTGCGCTTAACTGGGGCAACGAAGGGAACCGCAACCGGCTCATGGAAGGCGGGCAGGGCCTAGGCAAGATCACCGAGCCCCAGGTCCAGGCCGTGCTCGACAGTCTCAACGCCGCCGACTGGAACCTCGTCGAAGACATCTGGAGCCACGTCGACAGCTACTGGTCCGACATCAAGGCGCTCGAACAGCGCGCCACCGGTGTCGCTCCGGCCAAGGTCGCCGCTTCGCCGTTCCCGACCAAGAACCACGGCACCATCAAGGGCGGCTACTTCCCGATCACCTACGACGGGCAGGAGACCGGCCGGATCATCGTCGGCAGCGACGACGCCAGTGGAGCCGAGCAGGCCAAGCAGATGATGGCCTTGTCGTTCGGCCGCACCCAGACTGCCCACGGCCACACCAAGGAGCGCACGATCGGCCAGGGCCGGCGGCTCAGCCTCGATCCCGGAGTCATCGGCCAGCACCTGACCAAGGTCATCCACGACCTGACGCACCGCGAGGCCCTCGCCGACACCATGCGGATCCTGCTGCATGAGGACGTGCGCGGCGCCATCGACAGCCGCATGGGCAGCGCGACGACCAAGGCCCTGCGCCAGTGGATCGCCGACATCGCCACCGGCGGGCAGATGCCCGACGCCGTCGCCCGGGGCATCAGCCTGGCGCGCCGCGGCTTCTCGATCAGCACCATGGGATTCAAGGCGACGACAGCCGCCCTCCAGCTCACCGGCTTCTCGAACAGCGCCGTCCGGGTCGGCCCCGCCCGCATGGCCAAGGCCATCGCCACGCTCTACAGCGCCAAGGACGGCACGACCGCCTGGGCTTTCGTGCCCAGCAAGTCGACCATGATGGCCGAGCGCGAGCGCACCCAGACCCGCGAAATCAACGAGATCCTGGGCCAGTTCCAGCGCGGCAAGTTCGCCACCTTCCAGGCGATGGTCGGCAAGTACGCCTTCTGGATGCTCCAGAAGGTCCAGAGCTTCGTCGACCGCGCCACCTGGCTGGCGGCCTACGAGAAGGCAATCGACGAGGGCCACGCCGACGAGCTCGCCGTCTCCATCGCCGACCAGACCGTCCTCGACACCCAGAGCGGAGGCCAGACCAAGGACCTCGCCGGCGTCCAGCGCAGCCCCTACGCCCAGATCCTGACCGGCGCCTACACCTACGGCAGCCTCGTCTTCAATCAGGTCTACGACCAGGGCGCCAAGATCAGCCGCAACCCCAAGGACTTCGCCACCTGGGCCGGCGCGCTGGGCAACATGATGCTCGCCACCGCCATCCCAACGATCGGCAGCGTGCTCCTGCGCAGCCTGACCCGTGACGACTGGCCCGACGAGAAGGACGGCATCGCCAAGCGCCTCGGCATCGAGTTCGCCAGCACGATCCTCGGCTCGACCGTCCTGGTGCGCGAGCTGGGCGGCATGTTCAGCGGCTTCGACTACAGCGGCCCCGGCGTAACCAAGCCATTCGCCGACCTGACCAAGCTGGGCAACCAGGCCATGCAGGGCGACCTCGATGTCGGCCTGCTGCGCGCCGTCATCAACGCGACAGGGTCGGCCTTCGGCCTGCCCTCCAGCCAAGCCTGGGCCATGGGCGCCGGCGCCGTCGAGTGGCTGGAGAACCCCAGCCCCGACATCCGGCCCATCATCTTCGGACCACCGCCCCGACGCTGACGCTGCAAAAGCCGAACCGTCGCAGCTTCCGACCATCCGCGTAGGCTGGCAGCGAGGGCGTTCCCATGACGGTCACCAGCGAAGTCTCCCGCAGCGGTCCCTACAACGGCAACGGGGCGACGACCGTCTTCCCGTATGAGTTCAAGATCTTCACCGCCGCCGACCTGCTGGTCACCGAGGTCGACCTCGATGGCATCGAGACGACCCTGGTCAACGGCGTCGACTACACCGTCGACGGCGTCCTCTCCGACGATGGCGGCGATGTCACGCTGACCGCAGCCCTGACCGGAGACGGCACGGACGCCGGCAGCCACAAGCTGACCATCCGTCGCGTCCTCGATGCCACGCAGACGATGAACCTGCGCAGCCAGGGCAAGATCAGCGCCGAGGTCCTGGAGCGCGCGCACGACCGCGCCATCATGCTGATCCAGCAGCTCGTCGACGAGCGCAACCGCAGCCTGCGCCTCATCGAAAGCGAGGCTGGCAGCGAGCTCCTGACCCTGCTTCCACCGCTTGCCGAACGCAAGGGACGCACCCAGGGCTATGATGCAACAACCGGGCAGCCGGTCATGTTCAGCACCGCCAACACGGCGATCAGCGCCGCCATGGAGGCGGTTGTCCAAGCCGCCACGCTCGCCCTGGCGCGCGCCGCCATGGGTCCGTGGGGCGATGCGCTGGTCACGTCCACCGGCGGCAGCACGGCCCGATCGCTGGCCAACAGGGCCGCCGACGTGCAGAACGTCAAGGACTTCGGCGCGGTCGCAGACGGCATCACCAACAACACGACCTTCTTCCAGGATGCCGTCGACGCCATGCCGAGCGGCGGCGTGCTGCTGATCCCGCCCGGCGATTACGCCTTCACCGGGACGGTTGAACTGGCCTCCAACATCGCCGTCGTCGGCATCGGCCGCCCGATCCTGCGGCTGACCAGCAACCCGCAGACCGGCATCTTCCATGCCGATGGCGAAAGCGACATCGACATCCAGGGCGTCGACTTCATCGGCACCAACGTCTCAAGCGCTCCGGCCACCCCGGAGCGGTTGGTCTATCTGGTGAACTCGTCCCGGCTGCGCGTTCGTGACTGCGGGTTCTCGGCCAGCATCTACGGCGTGCACTTCCAGACCTGCACCGACATCCTGGTCAACGGCAACATCGCCCACGACATCATTTCCCATAATGACTTGTCGGCTGGATACGGGTTCCTGCTGGCGCTCGACTGCGACCGCTTCTCTGTATCCGATAACATCTTCTTCAACATCAGCCGCCATGCGGTCTATGTGAGCGCTGGATCTTCCCGCGGTGTCATCGACGGCAACACCGTCAACCACTGCGGTTCTGTCGCCCTGGACGTGTACGCAACCGCGGCGCAGAACCCGTGCCAGGACATCGTCATTAGCAATAACGTGGTGCGCGATATCTATGGGGCCGTGAGCCCGCGCGGCATCGGCATCGCGGTCAATGTTCGCCGCATCAGCATCGTCAACAACCTGATCGACACGACGGTCCAGTATGGCATTGCGGTCGAGGGTGCATCTGGCGGACTGGAAGGCGTCGACAACCCGCGCCAGATCAGGATCAGCGGCAATGAAGTATTCTCGCCGGGCATCAATGGCATCTGGTGCTATAGCGCCAACGACCTGGTGGTCGAAGACAACCGCATCGTCGGCGGCGCCACGGGGATCATCATCAACGGCAATGGTGCCTCGACGGGCGATTTCTGCCGCCGGGCCTCCGTCCACGGCAACACCCTACAGGACTGCACGTCCTACGGCTTGAACATCAGCGGCGCCGGCGTCACCGCCTGCACGCTCGGAAACAACACCTTCCGCGACTGCGCCATCAACTGGAACATTCCATCAAACGTGCCCATGAGTTCCTGGGTCTACCAGGGCCGCACCAGGACCCTACCGTTCCACGCGCTCGCCATCGCTGCCAGCGCCACCGTCAACGCCAACGGCCCGGCCGCCAACATCGTCTACTACGTCGGCGAGAAGGCCCTGCACGCCCTGGCCATTTCCGTCCGCATGACGGGCGCCCCCACGGCGGGCACCGTCACGTTCACAATCACCAGCAACGGCTCGCCGGTGGCATCCTTGTCGGTGCAGTTCGCCACGGGCGAGTACTACAAGGCCGTCCAGATCCCGCCAGGAACCATCATCCTGTCCGACGGAACGGACATCGGCGTTGAGGTGGCGGCGTCGGCCGGGTTCACCCCAAGCGGCACCCGCAACGCCTCGATCTCCCTGACGCTCGGCGAAGCGACCTGATAGCGGCCTATGGTCCTTCCCATACCGACCGCGCAACCTCATAGGTCCATGCACCTGCCCAAGGTCCATGTCGCCATCCTGGCCTTGCTGTTGACCGCCTGCGGCGACCAGCCGCCGCCGCGCCAGCCCATCGATCCGCCTGCCAAGAAGGAGGCCGACCTGCTGCGCCAGCAGGAGCTGGCCGCCGAGAAGCGCGCCGCTGAGGCGGACGCCGCCGGCGACAAGGATATCGCCGACTACAACCGCCGCCTGGCTGAGAACCTGACCAAGCTGCGCGAGAAGTGGGAGCGCATCGAGCTGGACCAGCAGGCCAAGATCGACGCGGCCGAGAAGAAGGCGCGCGCTGATGCTGCGGCCGACGCCGACCGCCAGCGCATCGCCGACGATCGTCGCAAGGCCTACTGGATCGCCGGCATCGGCATGGCTATCTGCGCCATCGCTGGCGGGCTCGGCTTTGCCTGGGGTGCCGGCCGCCTCGCCCTGCCCTTGGCTGGCGTAGGGGCTCTGGGATGCGGCGCCCTGGTCGCGTTCTGGGAATCGCTGCGCTGGGCCTGGATCTACCCGGTGGCCCTGGGCGTCGCCGTCCTCGCCATCGTCGCCTGGCTGGTCGTGCGCCGTCGCACCGACGCCGTGATCGCCGGGGCCAAGCTCGCCGACGCCTACGAAGGCCAGGCCAAGCTCGCCGTCCAGAAGGCCAAGACCTTCGGGTCCGAGCTCGACGACCGCGGCCACGCCGTCGCCGAGAAGGCCGGCGCCTGGCTGGCGCAGAAGCGCGCCGGCATCCTCAAGACCGTGGCCAAGGCCCGCGGCAAGACCGTCAAACCGCAGCCCCCCAAGGCATGACCCATGGACTTCCTGAGCCTCGCCGAAAAGTTCGGCTTCCCCGTCCTCTGCGTGATCGCCTGCGGTTGGTTCATCCGCTGGCTGGTCATGGACCGGATCAAGGCGCTCGAATCAGCCTTCAAGTCCAGCCTCGCGCGCGAGACCATCGCCCAGGAGGAGCGCATCAAGGCCGCCGACCGCTTCGCCAAGGCGATGCAGGACATGGCCGAGAAGACGACCCGCGCCCTGGAACGGAACACCGCCGTCGCCGAGAAGAACCAGGAAGTCCTCAGCCGCCTCATGGACCACCTCGTCGCCCGGCCGTGTTTGGTCGAGAAGCCCGAGCCGCGGCCGCAGACCTTCCATCAGGAAGCCGCCCCGGCGCTCCAGCCGCGCCGCACACCGAGCTCTGCCGACCTGCCGGCCATCGACCCGCCGACCGAGCAGCACAGCCCCCAGGAAGCGCGCTGGCGCACCACGCGCTGATTCACGCCTTCACTTCTGGGCGACCCGGCTACTCTATACGTCCATGCATTTCACTCCAGCGGCCTGGATCGTGCGTCAGTTCGGCAGCAACTACAAGGTTGCCAAGGCGGCCGGGCGCCAAGCCTGTACGATCATCCGCTGGAAGAAGCGAGCCTGTGGCGACTGCCGTGGCCTGATCCCGTCCGAAGCCATGCCGGCGATACTCATGGCCGCCGTCCAGCTCGGCCTCGACGTCCATGCCGACGACCTCATCCTGGGGCGGGACTTGCCTGATCCGGTGCCGACGCTGGCGCAGATGCAGCCGAAGAAGCCCGAGCCTGCGCCCGAGCGCGCGCCCGCGCCAGCCGCTCGGCGAATCCGCCGACTTTCTTGACCTCAACCCGGTCGACGAACAGCTTGAGGTGCCGGCCCAAGGCTTCGAGCGCCGGCTGCTTCGCTGCCAGCTTGAGGGTGAAGCGGCCGTTCTTGTCCCAGCTCCACCCGGCGATGGCCCGGCGCACGTCCTCGGGCAGCTTGGCGATGTCGGCCGGCTTCTTGATCGTGGCCAGACCTATCTCGGCCGGGTCGAAGTAGGCGAGCCGCGCCAGCTCCATGAGCACCCGGTCGGCCTTGATCGCCAGGCGGTCGGCCTGCTTCGCCTTGAGGTCAGCGACCAGCGCCGCGACCCTCGGGTTTGCCAGGAGGTGCGCCGCCTTGGATCCGGCCGTCTTCTCCGTCGAGCACTTGAACCCCGCACGCATGACCGCCGCCGGCCCGTCCAGGTCGATGGCGTACTCCCTGGCGAAGCGCTCGATCCGCGGCGTCATGCCCGGCTTCCGCCCCTGCCAGCCCTTGTCCTGGCGACCCTTGGCCGCCCGGTTCCCCGGCTTGAAGTTCTGCGGTCGATCGTCCAGTCCCATGGCGGCATCCTACCGCGGTGCCCAGGCGACGGAACCCCGAGGGATCACCACCATCAGGGGTTTGCATGCCGTTCGCCTTGGAGTACCAATACCGGTTTCCGGTGCAAACCCCCGGCCGAAAGGCTGGGGGCTCTTGTTTCCAGGCTCCTCCGGCTGGTACATCCACAGGACCACGCGGTCGGGATGGACCTCGACGCGCTCTATCCACTCGCGCAATACCGCCGTTTTCTCCGCGGGGCTGTAGGCCTTGAGGTTGGCGACCTGGCCGGCGATCGTCTCCAGGATGAGCTCGATGTTGTGAGCGTCGACCCCGCGCACCGCCAGGATCCCCTCGGCCTCGGCCAGCCGCCGGTCGATGGCCTTGGCCTCGTCGCCCAGGGCGGCCAGGGCCAGATTGAACCCCTCCGTCCCGACCGCCCCCGTCTTCGCCAGATGGGAGATCCGGCCGGCGAGCTGTTCCCGCTCGGAGGTCAGGCGGATCTTGGCGTCCCGCGCCTCCTGCACCTGGACGACGCTGACCTTCCGGGCCGCCAGCAGGGTCTCCCGGTAGGCGCCGCCGTTGACCGCCTCCTCGATGGCGCGCACGGTCTCGGCCTCGACCTCCTCGACTCGGGCGTCCTTCTGCCGGCACAGGCTGCGGTTCTTGTTGGCCAGGCAGCACCGGAAGTACCTGTACTTCCTCCCGTGCCGGTTCTTCACCGTGGCCTGCACCATGGCCGACTGGCAGAGCGGGCAGCGAGCCAGCCCTGCCACGATCGACGCCACGCTGGCCCTGGCGCCCGGCTTGGGGGCAGATCCTCGACGCACGGGCGTCTGGCGCGTCGCCAGGGTGCGAACCGCGGCCGCCTGGGTCGCCGCATCAACGAGTAGGCCCGTCACCTGGGGCGACCGGGCCAGGTTCCAGGCCATGGCTGGCGTCCACCCCCGGCGGCTCGGCTTCCCGGTGTAGCCCGCTGCCGGCACCCCGGCGTCTTGGAGGCGGCGCGCGCAGACGTTGAGCCCATCCCCGGACAGGATCCACGACCACAGGGGGCGCACCGCCTGGGCATGGGCCGGATCCTCGACCAGCTTCCGCCGCTGGCCATCCGCCACCACCATGCAGCCGGGCGGGACGTGGCCGCCAGTCCAATACCCGGTGCGCTTGACGTGCTGCATCGCCTCCTTGATGCGCGCGCTGATGGTCTCCCGCTCATGCTGGCCGAAGGCCCCGAGCATGTCGGCAAGCTCCCGATGATGAACCCTGCCGGGTGTCCGTCCACTTAGGACCGACTGCACCGCCTGGTGTGTCACACCAAGACGACGGGCAACATCGGCTACGCTAAGACCCATTGATTTCAGACCTTTGCGTAGTCTTTCCGCAAGCTCTGTATGGGCTGCCATTCTCATAGTATCGGCATGTTTGCGGTTTGTCTTAGTTTTCTATTTGCGTTTTGTCGTCACTGACTACAAACCGCAAACATGCCGAGACCACAAGGCCCCAACTACCCGATCATGCGCGAGATCCTGGCGCGCACGACGTTCAGCGAGCGATCCATCCGTCATTGGCTGGCGAATAAGAGTCGCCCCAACAACCCGATCATGGCCCGTGCCTGGGATCGGGCGCTGGCCGCCGCCAAGGCCAAGCTGGCGAAGGCCGCGCCATGAGGCAGCGCACCGTCGAGATCCGCTTCGTGCCGCGCCCGGCCGGTCACACCTACGACGCGACCCTGCGCTGGCTCGCCGCCGAGGGCAAGCGTCTGCGCCGTCAGCGTCGCAAGGCCGGTGCAGCGTGATCGACCGCGACGACCTGAGCCCCGAGGACGTCCTCAGCCCTGCCGAGTTGCGCGCCTACTACCGGCCGCGCCGCGAGCGCGCCGCGTCGTGCTCTGACGGCATGTGCGGCGGATGCCCCCGCTGCGGCGTCCCGCTCGACGAACCCGAAACCGAGGAAGCCACATGCGCCTGATCCCCTTCGAGAACGTCGATAAGTTCAGCAAAGCCAGCGAGCAGCACCTGCCCGAGGACGAGCGCCGCCAGTCTATCGCCCACGTCGAGCAGATCATGGGCCGCGAGTTGACCGCCAGCGAGGCCGGCCGCTTTGCGCAGGTCGCCGCCATCGCGCCGCAGATGGTCCCCGGCGATGACCCGATCGAGCTGCGCCCCGTGCGCCGCATCACCGCGACCAGCAAGCCGAGCATGCCCGGCATCAAGGGCGGCGAGGACCGCAGCGGCGCCGAACTGGAAGACGACATCACGCCGCTGGCCGTCGGCCTCATCGGCGCCGCGCTCTGCCTGATCGCCGCCTTCTGCCTCCGCTCCGCTGAACCACCGGAACCACCATGCGCCTCTCCCCCTTCCTCGCCCGTCTCGCCAGCCCCGGCCCCAAGATCGACCTCGTGCGCGCCTGCGCCAATGAAGCCGCGCGCCGCGACGCCAGCGAGATCGAGCAGTCGGCCGAATCGAAGCAGCTCATCCGCGAGCTCCAGCGCGCCAAGGCCCTGCAACCGACGTCCTGATCCTTCCCGCCTCGTCACATCCACCGCTCACCACCACGGAGCACCCCATGGCTGAATCTTCCGCACTGTCGGTCCCCTCGACCGGCTCTTCCCTCGGCTTCCTTGAGAACGCCATCACCACCTTCGAGGGCGTCGAGCGCCTGGCCGCCTGCATGGCCAAGTGCGGCACGCTGCCGCAGCACCTCCAGAACAAGCCCAGCGACTGCTTCCGCATCGTGGTCCAGGCCGCGAAGTGGCGGATGGATCCCTTCGCCGTCGCCGAATGCACCAGCCTCGTCCACGGCCGCATGTGCTACGAGGGCAAGCTAGTCGCCGCCGTGCTCCAGGCCATGGGCGCGATTGAGGGCCGCCTCACCTACGAGATCAGCGGCAAGGGCCAGGACGCCAGCATCGTCGTCACCGGAACGCCCAAGGGCGCGAAGAAGCCGGCCGTCCTGACTGGCACGGTCAAGGACTGGCGCACGCACGGCAACGGCAGCCCCTGGGACAAGCAGCCCGAGACGCAGCTCGTCTATCGCGGGACGCGCCAGTGGGCTCGCCTCTACGCCCCCGAGGCGATCCTCGGCGTCTACACCCCGGACGAGGCGGAAGAGATCCGCACTGTCGAGGCCACCGTCGTCGGCACCGACCTGCCTGCCGTCGAACCTGCGCGCACCGGAGAGGCTCCGACCGGTGCCGAGCAGAAGCCCGCCGATCCGCCGCCCGCGAGCCAGCAGCCGGCCGCTACCACCCCGCACCGCGGTCCCGCTCATCCGGCCCAAGCCGCCGGCATCCTGCTGTGGCAGGCCCTGGAAAAGCTGGAGAAGGGCCGCGGCAAGAAGGTCCTCGACCGCCTCGCCAAGCTCTACGCCCCGGCCGACATGCCGGCCGCCGAGCTGGCCAAGTTCGCGCCCAAGGACATCCCGGCCGCGAAGCTCGACGGCTTCGGCAAGGACGTCGCCGAGCTCCAGAAGCTGATCGCCGAGCCGCAGCGCATGGAGGAGACGCTGGCCGAGTGGGAGCGCCTCGCCGCGCAGGAAGGCGGTGCAGCGTGACCGAGACCTCCAACGCCGTCCCCTACAAGATCAAGCACCGCTGGAGCGACCGCGTCGTCTACCAGGCGACCAAGGCCACCACCGCAGCCGACGCGCTGCTGGAGGCGGTTGCGGCGAAGGCAGACCTGCACGATGCGTACCTGCCCGACGTGGTGCTCCCGTTCGGTGCCAGCCTCGACGGTGCCAGCCTCGACGGTGCCCGCCTCGACGGTGCCAGCCTCGACGGTGCCCGCCTCGACGGTGCCCGCCTCGACGGTGCCAGCCTCGTCGGTGCCCGCCTCGTCGGTGCCAGCCTCGTCGGTGCCAGCCTCGTCGGTGCCAGCCTCGTCGGTGCCAGCCTCGTCGGTGCCAGCCTCGTCGGTGCCAGCCTCGACGGTGCCAGCCTCGACGGTGCCAGCCTCGACGGTGCCAGCCTCGACGGTGCCAGCCTCGACGGTGCCCGCCTCGACGGTGCCCGCCTCGACGGTGCCCGCCTCGACGGTGCCCGCCTCGTCGGTGCCAGCCTCGTCGGTGCCAGCCTCGACGGTGCCAGCCTCGTCGGTGCCCGCCTCGACGGTGCCCGCCTCGGAGGCGGCTTCATCGCCGCGACCAGCGACATCGCCTTCGCCGGCCCGGTTGGCAATGGTCGCCGTACGGTCTACGCCTTCCACGCCAAGACCGAGAAGGGGACGGTGATCGTCTATAGCTGCGGCTGCTTCATCGGCATCGAGCGCGACTACCTGGCTCGCATCGAGAGCCGGTACGGCAAGGGTGGCGAAAACGGCGTAGATCCGACCGCCTCGCGCTGGCTGGCCGAGTGCAAGGCGGCGCTCGCCGCCTGCCGGGCCATGGCGAAGACCTGGCCGAAGGTGAAGTCCGCGAAGAAGGGCGGTGCCAAGTGAGCGCCGCCGTCATCGTCAAGAACACCCTGCCCGCCGAGATCGTCGCCCTCAAGGACGAGACGATGGCGCAGGTCCAGGCCCTGACCGTCGAGGCCAAGGCCATGGAGGTCACCGACGCCGACACACTGGCGAAGGGCAGTGACCTCTTCCGCAAGATCGACGCCCTCAAGAAGGGCATCGAGGCTGGCCGCCTGGAGATCACGCGCCCGATCGACGCCTTTAAGAAGGCGATCATGGTGGCCGAGGCTCAGGCCACGACCCCGCTGGACGAGGCGCGCGCCGAGCTGGGCAAGCGGCTCTTCAACTGCCAGAAGCGTCTGGAGGCCGAGCGCCTAGAGGCCGAGCGCAAGGCGCGCGAGGAAGCCGAGGCGAAGGCCAAGGCCGAGCGCGAGCGTCTGGAGAAAGAGCGCCAGGAGATCATCCGCAAGCAGCAGGAGGAGCGCGCCGCCCAGGAGCGTGAGGCGAAGGAACGGGCCGAGCTCTTCGGCACCGAGCCCGAGGCCCTGCCGCCGGCGCCAGAACCGCCGCCGGCCGCCGTCGTCGTGCCCGTGGTCGAGAAGACCGCGGTCGCCGCGCCGCTGCCCAAGATGGCCGTCCGCGGCAGCACACGCAAGGTCCTCAAGATCATCGACGCCAGCAAGATCCCGCGCGAGATCGCCGGCGCCGTCCTGCTGATCCCTGACGAGAAGGCGATCAAGAAGCTCCTCGATGCCGGCGTCGCAGTTCCTGGCTGCACCTTGGACACGGTCGAGGGCTTCGCCTCGGCGGGCGGCCGCTGACATGCCCGACGTTCCACTGCCCCAGATCGAAGCCGACAGCACCGACAGTGAAGCCCTGGCTGACATCATTTGGTTCATCAAGGGCCGGCTGACTGCCTGCCAGGATCGCGGCACCTCGGCCGAGCTGGGCGAGCGTCACATTGAGGCTCTGCGTCGCTTTCGCGTGTCGCTCCAGGCCATGTCTGAGATCCGCCACCGTGCGATGGCCGCCGAGCACCGCGAAAAGCTGGCCCAGCACTTCGCCAGCGTAGCGAAGAAGGGCAAGGCGAAGTGAGCGACCGCGCCGACTTCATCAGGCCCAGCAACATGGGGGCCATCGAGCTGTGCAACGGCAAGCCCCTGATGGAGTGGCGCGCCGTCACTGCGGTCCCGGCTATCGACCAGATCAGCCGGCCGGCGGCCGAGCAGGGAACCCAGGGCCACACCGTCGTCGCCCAGACGCTGGCTCTGACCTACCAGCAGCCCGGCGGTTGGACCCTGCCCGAGGACGCGCTCAACCAGATGAGCATGGCCATGTCCAAGCTGGAGGACTGGACCAAGGATGCCGTCCGCCGCTGCGTCGCCTACGCCGTCGCCCTCGTCGACCAGGCCATGGGCCAGGGCTGGCGCATCACCATCCAGATCGAAATGCACCTGAGCGGCCATGGCGTGCACATCGCCCGCGGCGGGACTGCCGACCTGATCATCCTCTGCCACGACGCCCAGACCGACGAGATCGTCCATGTCATCGTCGCCGACTGGAAGCTGGGCTGGCTCGACCAGGGCCACGCCGCCGATCACCTCCAGCTCGGCGCCTACGCCGTCATGGCCTGGGACAAGTACAAGCCGCGCCAGGGCGTGACCGTCCACCTGGCCCAGGGCCGCCGCCAGGAGTTCAGCAGCGCGCACTACACCGCCAGCGCCATCGAGGCCGTGCGCCAGCGCATCCTCGCCGCGGTCGCTGCCGCCTGGACCGACGAGCCCGAGATCAAGCCCGACATCGACGCCTGCCGCTACTGCCGCGCCCTTCTCTTCTGCCGTGCTGCACGGGAGCAACTCATGTACGCCAACGACCAGCTCGCCCTCTTCGGCGACGCCGTCCCCGATCGCATCCAGCTCGCCAAGGATGCCGCCATCGCGCGCCGCTTCGCCGAGGACGCCCGCGAGATCAGCAAGCTCTGGGCCGCCCAGAACCAGGCCGCGGCCAGCGAGGAGGCTTCCCGTGGGTGACCATCCCGACCACCAGATGCATGCCAACAGCCTGCGCGCCCTCGGGACGCTGGACGTCGGCGAGCGCGAGCGCCAGATCGTCGACGCCTATGTTGCCGCCGGCCTGCCGCAGACCGATCGCCAGATCGCCGAGCGGCTGGGCTACCAGGACATGAACAAGGTGCGTCCGCGCATCACGGACCTGATCGACGACCTGATCTTGCGCGAGGTCGGCAGCACCAAGGACCACGTCAGCGGGAAGCGCGTGCGCCTGGTCGAGGTGCGTCCGTGAAGCGCTCGATCGTCATGGCCGACCCGCAGAAGCTCGACGAGGTCGTCAAGGAGCTGATGAACGGTCTCGTCACGGATGGCGCGCACCACAAGCAGCACCACATGGAGCAGGCCCTGCGCCTGCTGACTGGCGACGAGTGGACCGATACCGCCAAGCAGCACTTCCAGTGGGCAGATGGGATCCCGTCATGAACCCCGACGCCCACCTCCGTGGCCGCCTCAACAAGCAGGCCGGCCAGACCGCCGAGAACATCGTCGAGATCCAGCTTCGCGGCATGGGTATCGAGGTCGAGCAGATCGAGACCGGCTGGCGCGTGATGCGTCGACCGCGCGCCGATGGCAACGGAACGCAGATCGTCGGCGCGACACCGATGGCCAAGGTCCTCGGCGACCTATTCGGCGTGCAGCAGCCCAGCGGCCGCGCGATCCTCGTCGAGTCGAAGCACGACGACGGCGACCGCCTGAGCCTGTCCGAGCTCAAGGACCACCAGCGCAGCAACCTCCTCCGCTGGCACCGGGCCGGCGCCCTGTGCTTCGTCGCATGGGTCCGCTTCGAGCCAGTCGTCGAGGTCTGCTTCATCCACTTCCCCAGCGTCACCGACGAATGGCGCAAGGGTTCACCTCTCCCCATCGAGCGGGCTAGACAGCTCGACCGCGCATCCCGCGCGGCTCTCACGAACGCACCACCACCAGGCCCAAGGACCTGATCCACATGACCACCACCACCGAACCCGCGCCGGCTCCGGCTGTCCCCTCGAACGAGGACCAGCTCCAGCTCGCCGTCGCAACCTTCACCGCCATCTGCACGCGCAGCGAAGCAGGCCACCCGATCGAGCGCTCCAGCGACCTCATCGGCGAACTGCCCGAGGCCTTCCAGCACGTCGAGGGTCTGCTGACCAAGCTGGCCGTCCTGGTGCGCGCTCTCGCCTCCGGCGACCTCATCACCGACACCATGCCGGCGGCACCCACCGCCTTCGGTATCACCGTCCACGCCCAGGGCGACGCCGCCCTCCAGATCCTGGCCAAGGACGTCATCGGCTGGCGCTCGCTGGTCGCCGCGGCCCAGCTCGCCCTGGAGCTGTCGCAGCTCGACAACCAGAAGAAGGACGACGAGCTCCGCGCCCACAAGGAGCGGGTCCGCCTGGAGAAGGAACTGGCTGGCGAGGTGACCGCCTGCGAGGCCGATGTCGAGGCGGCCAAGAACGACCTGAGCGCCGCCAAGGAGCACCTGGCCGCGGCCAACAAGAAGCTCGCGGCCTTCGTGCGCGGCGACGTCCAGACCAGCATGGCCGATGGCAAGCAGGAGACCATCAGCGGCGACGTCACGGCCTACGAGCAGGGCTTCCGCACCTTCGACGCCGGCAAGGCCGAGGCCATAAACCCCTACCGCGACGACCCGCAGAAGGCCGACTGGCAGCGCGGCTATGATTGGGCGCAGAAACAAGCCGAAGTGAAGGCCGGCGCGCCGCTCTTCGAGGGTGCCGAGAAGGCGCCGATCAAGAGCGCCAAGGACCTGGGCAAGGCCGAGCTCGACCTGCTGGGCTCCACCCTGGACGACAACGAGCGCGAAAAGCTGCGCCGCGGCACGGCCCTCAACGTCGCCGGCTGCGTGCTGAACCTCTACGAGCGCGACTACCTCGTCGCCGATGCGGTCGGCGAGTCGCACTTCCTGATGCTGCCGCTCTACAGCAAGGACGAGTGGGCGAGCATCGGCCATGAGGCGAAGTAAGGCCGCACGGTCGAAGGCATCGACCAGACCGACGAGGCCAAGGTCCAGCGCCAGACCGGCGGCGAGTTCTGCGGCCGCGTCGTGAAGCTCGGCAAGAAGAAGCTAATCGTCGGCCCCAAGAGCGACGCCCTGATCGTCTGGGATGACCAGCTCGAACAGGCGCCGGCCGAAGGCGAGAAGGACGACGGACAGGAAGAGGGCGGCGACGGAGCCTGACCGTTCCGGCACCGCCTACGCCCAACGGTAGACGGTGACGGAGCGGCCAGGACGTGACATCGAGCCGCAGGCCTGCCGGGGACGCCTGGCGGACACCGCGCCCGGGGAAGCGCCGGGGCCTGACCGTTCACCACACACCAGGAACCATCCAGCCATGAGCGAACAGCCAACTACCGAACCAGCACGCATCCGCTGCACCGACTGCGGCGTCGAGTTCGCCCTGCCCCTGCCACCCGGGACGACCTGCTGCCCCAACTGCAAGAGCGACGGCGTGCCCTGCGACGTGGCCAACGACGTCACGATCAAGATCAACTGGCACGAGCTGCGCATCCTGTGCATCTGGGCAGAAAACTACGGCCGCAGCATCAAGAAGCAGGGGACGGTCTACTCGATCGCCCAGCGCATCGAGGACCAGGCGCGCGGCGACAAGCCGCCCCTCACGCTGGCCCGCGAGCTCGGCGAGATCCCAGGCGCCAAGCTGTTCGACAAGGACGGCGAGGTGCCGCTGTGAAATACCACACCTTCCTGCCCAAGTTTCACCCGCTGATCCTCGCGCGCGCCAAGCAGACGACCATCCGCGGCCGCACGCTGGTCAAGCCCGGCGAGACCTTCGCGCTGCGGCACTGGACCGGCAAGGCGTACCGCTCGCCCATGGGCGTGCTCGGGACCGCGACGTGCCAGAGCGTCCAGCCCATCGAGGTCGGTAGCGACGACGTGCTCCTCGACGGCTTCATCGTCGCCGACCTGGACCAGATGGCCAAGCGCGACGGCTTCGCCTCCTGGGCCGCCATGCGCGACCACTTCATCGCCGCCCGTGGTCTGCCCGTCGTTGGCGTGCTCATCACCTGGGGCGACACCTTCCAGCCGGCTGGAGTCTGACCATGGGGACCTCCGACGTCTTCGCGTTCGAGACCACTATCGCCGGAGAGGGCGATGGCTTCCCGCGCATCATCAACGCGCGCACTGCCGGCAAGGCGAAGGCCGAACGCTGGCGCGACCTGCGCGAGGTTGGCGACTTCCCCTTCACCTGTCTCCGGGTGCGGAAGATCGGCACCGCCTACACGTCGCCCGAGTTCGCCCGCAACGCGCACTACCGCGGCATGCCGGCCGTGCGCTGCGGCCAGCGGGTCAAGGTTGAGCACTGCCCCGGCACCATCGTCGGACATAACAGCTCTGCCAACTTCGACGTCCTCTTTGACGATGATGCGCCGCAGTACGCCGGGCTGACCCTCAACGTGCACCCGGGAAGCGTCGAGCTGATCGACGTGAAGGCGGCATCGTGACCAGTAACGACCTGCGCCGCTTCCTCTCCCACGACTGGCAGGACGCCGCCGCCGTCTCGCGCCGGATCTACGACGAGATCGGCGTCCCCATCAAGCCCGAGCGCCTCGTCAGGCTCTACACCACCACCTACCCCGATGTCGTCGCCGATGGCATCCTCGTCCGCCTCGTGGCCGTGCAGGGGAATCCGAAGGGCCGCAACGCACCATGACCACCGCCGCCACCGACACCACGGTCTACCAGATCCCCGGCTGGGACCACCACTTCGAGAACAACAAGAGCCGGGACATCGACGAGTGCAGCTACGTCGCCATGCCGAACAAGCAGCACGGCATGGGCTTCACCCGCATCATGGCCCAGCCTGACGGCGCGGCCATCTTCGGCGTGTGGTGCCTGATCCTTCAGGCCGCGAGCCGGCAGGAGCGCCCCCGGAAGGGCTGGCTCACCGACGACGGGACCGAAACTGGCATTGCTTGGGATATTGAGGACCTCGCAATGCGCTGGCGCCGGCCGGTCGAGGAGATCCGCCGCGCCCTCGACGTGCTGTGTTCGCCTAAGATCGGATGGCTCAAGGCTTCACAGCGCCCGGCATCTGACTGCCGCCCTGGTGCCGGTGAGGTGCCGCCCGACTGCCGCCCGACTGCCGGCGCACTGCCCTCCAACCACCCTAGAACGAACGAACAGCTTGAAGGGAAGGAAGGGAACGAACAGCCGGCCGCGGACGGGTCGACCGGCGACCTGTTCCCACCTGGGCACGGCACCCCACCACCACCCCCTGCCGACAGCCCCGAGCGCTGGAGGTTCGAGCAGGGCGAGCCATGGGCCAAGGGGCTCAAGGGGGCAGGCTGCAAGGTAGGGCCGAACAACTGGCCAGCCTGGAAGGCCCTGGTCGAAAAGCACGGCAACGAGCTGGTCAGGAAGGCCGCCTCCGGGGTCGCACCTGACGAGCGCTGGCCCGACGCCATCGAGAAGGCGATCACCGCCCGGGGCGCACAGGTCGGCAGCATGAGCGACCATGTCCGATCCAAGACCGTGAGGATCACGACATGAGCCATCCCATCACCATCGGCGAGGCCCTGGGTGGGATCGCCAGGCCGTCGGCTCCGCTGCCGCCCATGCCCGAGGACCTCGTCTACCGGCTGACCAAGGCCGACATCGAGGCCACCCTGCCCACCGAGTACCGCAAGGCCGTGGCGATCGAAGCCGTCCGCCAGACCGTCATGGCTGCCGTCCAGGCCAAGGAGATCGGCGGGTCCGCGCTCATCGTCGGGCCGCCGGGCACCGGCAAGACCTTCCAGCTCTACGGCCTCCTCCGCGGTCAGCGCCTGCGCCATGCCCGGGACCTGATCGAGACCGGCGAGCGCATCCGCCACCAGCTCACCGCCGCCCGGAAGTGGAAGGCCGAACCGGAAGCCGTCTGGGCAGAGCGCCGCGTGCGCGAGGTCGTCGCCAAGGACATCATGGCGATCATCAGCGAGTCGAGCGACATCCGCCGCGCCCGCTACGACCGCGAGAAGCTGGACGCATGGTGCCAGGACGAGCGCATCCTGGCCATCGACGACATCGGGTGCGTGAAGCCGAGCGAGTGGGTCCTCGAAGCCGTCTACGAGATCGCCACCCAGCGCCGCAAGGACGGGCGTACGACCATCTGGACCACGAACCTCAACCCGGACGACCTGCGCCAGACCTTCGGAGGGGCCATCGCCTCGCGCCTGCTGGGCGACGCTGTCGTCGAGATCGACGGCAAGGATAGGCGGCTGGCATGAGCATGGTCATCATGCCCGCCAACTGCACAGGCGCATGGGTCGGCTACCTCGCCGGCCGCTACGAGGGGCAACTCGGCCACCTGTACAGCCCCGGCGCCCAGCGCGGCCCGTTCCCATTCCTGCCCTACGCGCTCGACAACGGGGCATTGAGGCGCACCCATGATCGTATTCCCGAACCACCGCCACTGCTCGCACTGCGGCGACCAGATCCTGTGGGGATCGCTTGGTCCGGTGCAGTACCACGACTGCAAGCAGGAGCAGCCCACCCAGCCCATCCCCTCCCCCGCGCCGGCCGCTGGCGACGAGTCGGCGCGCCTCGGCCCCTGCCCCCACTGCAACGCCGTCCTAGACCTGGCGCGCACGCCGAACCACAACAAGGCGGGCATACCGCTGGAATGGCGCGCGGAGTGCCAGTGCGGGTATTGCAGCCCGTTTAGCGCGGACGCGGCGGAGGCGGTGAGGTGGCATAATAAGATGAGCCAGATGTGCGGGGCACGATGATTCGCATCCTGTCACTCGGCGCTGGCGTTCAGTCGTCCACCATCCTGCTGATGTCGATCCGTGGCGAGCTTCCGCGCATCGATCATTGCATCTTCGCGGATGTTGGCTGGGAGCCGCCTGGCGTCTACAAATGGATGGAATGGCTGCGGGCCGAGGCCGACAAGGCCGGAATCCCGATCCACACGGTCAGCGATGGCAACCTCCGTGATCACGTCATGGATGCAGTCAAGACCGGCAAGCGGGTGTCGTCACCTCCGTTCTTCACGGAGGGCGAGGACGGGCGCGCCAGCCTGATGAATCGATCGTGCACGAGCAACTTTAAGATCATTCCCATTGAGCGGAAGGTTAAGGAGTTGATGGGCCACAAGGCGGGGTCGCGCCTACCCAAGGATCTGCGCGTAGAGCAGTGGATAGGCATCAGCGGCGACGAGATGCAGCGCATGAAGCGCAGCCAGGTGCCATGGATGCGGTTCTGGCACCCGCTGATTGAGCTTCCGTACGGCGATTCCTCCGAGGCTAACCTGCGCCCGCACAGCATGACCCGCCAGGACTGCCTCGCCTGGATGTCGGCGCATGGATACCCGACCCCCCCCCGTTCCGCATGCATCGGCTGCCCCTTTCACAGCAACGCCGAATGGCGCGAGATCCGCAGGGATCCCGTACAATGGGCGGACGCAGTGCAGTTTGATCGCGCCATTAGGGACAGCATGCCATTACACGGGATGCCGCATCCCGTGTATCTACACCGCAGTCTTCTGCCTCTGGATCAAGCGCCCATCGACGGGATAGCCGGCCAGCAGTCCATTGATTGGGGCATGGCCCAAGAATGCGCGGGGATTTGTGGCGTCTAAACCCATGGTCATCATGCCCGCCAACTGCACGGGCGCCTGGGTCGGCTACCTCGCCGGCCGCTACGAGGGCCAGCTCGGCCACCTGTACAGCCCTGGCGCCCAGCGCGGACCGTTCCCATTCCTGCCCTACGCGCTCGACAACGGGGCATTTGGATCGTTCACCAGCGGCCAGCCCTGGGACGTGGCAGCCTGGCGTGCGCTCCTCGGATGGGCCGGATCGTGCGGACAGCGTCCGCTGTGGGCATTGGTCCCTGACGTTGTCGCCGATAAGGCCGGCACGCTCGCCGCCTGGGAACGCTACAGCGACGAAGTGATCGCCGCCGGCTTCCGCCCTGCCTTCGCCGTCCAGGACGGGATGACACCGGACGACATTCCGGGGGGGGGCAGAAGTCCTTTTCGTGGGCGGATCAACCGAGTGGAAATGGACCACCGCTAGCATGTGGTGCGCCGCTCATCCCTGGGTTCACATCGGCCGGGTGAACACATTGCGCTGGCTGCGCGTGGCGGCCAAGCACGGCGCCCGCAGCGTTGACGGGACTGGATGGTTCCGAGGCGACAAAGCCCAAGCCGAAGGGCTGCGCCAGTTCCTCGCCGAGCAGGCTGGAGAAGTCCCGACGCTTGCCCAGCAAACGCTATTTGGCGCCCTGCCATGAAGATCGCCGAGCAAGCTCTATCCCGCGTCGACATCGCGGTTGCCTGCGCCAAGAACGACCCCACGCACCGCCGCGAGCACCTCGAAGCCGCCCTGTCCGCCACCGGCGAACTCCAGCGCGCCCTCTGGCTCGAACGGCTCAAGCTCGACCAACCACCACGGAGCAACACATGATTATGAGTGCGTCAATAATGGACAGAGAGACCGAGCGCGACCGGATCCATGACCGGAAACGGCAGATCAGGGACCGCCTGCTGTGCGCGCTCGAAGACGCAGGCCGGGCCATGTCGCCCGCCGAGCTCGCCCGCATCACCGGCCTCGGCATCTGCGCCGTGACCATCGCCGCTCAGAACGCCCCGCGCTACTTCGCCGTCACCGTCGACGGCAAGCGAACCACCGGCATCGACCGGCATCATCACCTCAAGATCGGAGCATGACCATGACCGCCCAGCCCCTCACCGCCCACATGATCGTCCTGGCGATCGACATGGAGGACGTCGCCGGCGAGATCCGCGCCCTGGGCACGGACGAGGCGAAGCAGCACGCGGCCGAGCTCGAAGGAGCAGCCGCCACCGTCCGGCAGTGGGCGCAGGCATGCGAGGCGGTGCCGGCTATGGCCTACAACGGCATCCCCATAACCCCCAATACCATGACATCACTATGACCGAACCAACCACCATCGCCACCCTCTTCGGCAAGCGCTTCCCCACCGAGAACTCCATCAGCGAACTACTCGACGGCCTGGCCATTATGACGGACACCAGACGAACCGTGTGGGCAGGTCGCGCCGAGGAATGGGATCGGACGCGAAAGGCTATTCATGCCGAGATTAAGCGAAGGGCCGGGGCATGACCGAGACCGTCGACCGCGAGGACCAGATCACCGAGGACCTGGCGCGCTTCGTCCATGACCCCCTTGGGCTAATGAAGCCGTGTCGTAAGTGCGGGAAAGAGTTGCCGCTATCCAGTTATGGGAACACCAAGCCTGGGAAAGGCGACAGGTACAACCGAAGAGCGCGCTGCCTTGAATGCGAACGCGCATGGGGCAGGGAGCATTACCAGAGGACAATAGATTATCAGCGGGATCGTAGCCGTAAGAAAATGGAATCGGGAGCTGCACGGGCAGCCTCTCGTCGGTGCGAGATGAGAAGAAAGTACGGCCTGACCCCTGAGCAGGTCGACAGCATGAAGGAAGAACGCGGACATCGCTGCGACATCTGCCGCAGGCAAGTTACCGGGAAGGGTGGGCATGGGCTACAGGTCGATCATTGCCATGTGAGCGGGAAAGTCAGAGGCCTACTTTGCACGAGGTGCAACATAGCCATTGGTCTGATGTTTGATTCTACCGACATTATGCGCGCAGCAGCCGTGTATGTAGGAAGGAACGCCAAATGACAAACGATGCAGAAGATGATCTTATAGCGTTGATAGCAGGATTCGAGCACGATCCATTGGGTTTCGTGCTCGCTGTTTTCCCCTGGGGCGAGCCCGGCACCGAGCTGGCCGACGAGACCGGCCCGCGCGATTGGCAGATCGCCATGCTGGAGCACGTCGGCAAGCGGCTGCGCGAGGGCGCCGACGCGATCACCGCCGTATCCGAGGCCATCCAGATCGCGGTCAGCTCCGGCCATGGCATCGGGAAGTCGGCGCTGGTGTCCTGGCTGATCCTCTGGGCGCTCTCGACGCACGAGGACACGCGTGGGGTCGTCACCGCCAACACCGACCGCCAGCTCACCACCAAGACCTGGCCCGAGGTGGCGAAGTGGCACCGCCTGATGCTGTGCTCGCACTGGTTCAAGTTCACCGCGACCGCCATCTTCTCGGCCGACGAGGACCACGAGAAGACCTGGCGCGTCGATGCGATCCCCTGGAACGAGCGCGCACCAGAGGCATTCGCCGGCCTGCACAACAAGGGCCACCGGATCCTGGTCGTCTTCGACGAGGCGTCAGCCATCCCGGACATCATCTGGGAGACCGTCGAGGGTGCGCTCACCGACGAAGGCACGGAGATCATCTGGGCGTGCTTCGGCAACCCGACCCGCAACGCCGGCCGCTTCCGCGAGGCCTTCGGGCGCCTGGGCCACCGCTGGCAGCACGAGCAGATCGACAGCCGCACCGTGCGCGGCACCAACAAGGTCCAGATCGACAAGTGGATCGCCGACTACGGCGAGGACAGCGACTTCGTCCGCGTGCGCGTGCGCGGGCTTTTCCCCAGGGCAGGCTCCATGCAGTTCATCCCCTCCGACGTGGTCGAGGCGGCCACGAAGATCGAAGCCAACCCCACCCTCTACGACCCGGTCATCATCGGCGTCGACGTCGCGCGCTTCGGCGACGACGAGAGCGTCATCCTGGTCCGCCGCGGCCGGGACGCGCGCACCTGGCCGACACTCACCTTCCGCGGGGTCGACACCATGACGCTCGCCGGCAAGGTCGCCGAGATCATCCGGCAGCAGCAGGCCGACGCCGTCATGGTCGACGAGACCGGCATCGGCGGTGCCGTGGTCGACCGCCTGCGCCAGCTCGGCCATCGCGTCTTTGGGGTCAACAACGGCGCCGTCTCGGACGTGCCTGTCGATGGCGAGAGCGTGGCCAACAAGGGCGCCGAATGCTGGGCGCGCATGCGCCAGTGGCTCAAGACCGGCGGCAGCATCCGCGACGATGCCGACCTGCGCACCCAACTGGAGAGCCGCGAGTACGGCTACAACCAGCACAGCGAGATACGCCTGGAGTCGAAGGACGACATGAAGAAGCGCGGACTGTCGAGCCCCGACCGTGCCGACGCTCTGGCCCTGACCTTCGCCTACCACGTCGCCGCCCGCGCCGACGGATCGCGCCAGGGCGCTGGCATGAGCATCACCGAGTCGGACCCCTACAAGCACCCGGACGACCGGTAGCCAGATGCAAAAGCCGAACCGTCGCGCCTGACCCTGCCGCCGCTACGCTCGCCGCATGGGCGTAGCCTTCGCGCGTGAGCCGTTCGACCATGCATGGTCAGGGATCGAGCCCCTGGTCATGGGTCATTGGCGCGAGGTGGCCTATCCCGGCGACACCCCTCCGGCCGTCGATGTCGCCGCCTACACCGCCGCCTGCCGCGAGGGCCGGCTGGTCACCTTCACCGTCCGCGACCTGCCCGAGATCGACACGCAGCTCGGCGAGCTCCGCGGCTACGCGCTCTTCTGGGTCGGCCCGTTCCCGCAGCGCATGGGCGTGATAGGCGCCTGGCAGGACGCCGTCTTCCTGTCGCCCGAGGCGCGCCAGGGCCATGTCGGCATCGACTTCCTGCACTACTGCGACGCGCAGCTCCAGGCCATCGGCTGCCATGTCGTGCACCACAGCGTCCGCGACGGCCGCGACTTCTCGGCCATCCTGCGGCGCCTGGGCTATGCCCACGCCGAGACCGTCTACGCCAAGAATCTGAGGACCTGACCATGGGCAGCAGCAACCCCGTCAAGAAGATCACCGACGGCGCCGAGGACCTCTATGGCAGCGTCAAGGATGACCCGCTTGGCGCCCTGTCGTCCGCCGCCGGCCAGGTGACCGGAACCCAACTGCTATCCGTAGGCATGCAGTCGGGCACCCGCGTCCGCGACGATCAGCGCGACCAGGCTGCCGGCATGGCGCAGAAGGAACAGGAACGCGCCGCAGCGGCCGAAGCGCGCGCCATCGACGCATCGGTCAAGGACCTCGATCCGATCGCCCTGGAGCGCCGCCGCCGCGCTGCTGTGGCGACCAACCAGGGCCGCGGCGGGACCATCCTGACCAGCGGCACAAGCCTGGGCTCGGCCGACGTGGCGCGCAAAACGCTGCTGGGAATGTAACCCATGGTCGCCGTCTCCACCGAGTTCAAGGAACGGATCGAATCCACCAGGAACACGCTCAAGAATGAGCGCACGTCCTTCGAGACGTGGTGGAAGGACGCCGACCTCTACGTCCTGCCCGATCGCTGCCAGTGGTCGAGCTCGGACCATGGGAACGGCAAGGCCGACAGCTACAGCCGCATCATCGACGACACGCCCGTGCGCGCGATCGAGACCTGCGCGTCTGGCCTGCACTCCGGCATCACCAACCCGAGCCGGCCCTGGTTCGAGCTGACCCTGGCCAACAAGGCGCTCTCCGAGCTGCCCGTAGTCAAGGCCTGGCTGGAAGCCTGCCGCGACCGGCTCCTCGACGCCTTCCGCGCCTCGAACCTCTACAACGCCCTCCCGATCACCTACGGCAACGTCGCGGCCTTCGGCGTCGACGCGATGGTCATGGAGGAGGACGACGAGGAGGTCTTCCGCTTCGAGAACCTGGCGGTCGGCACCTACTGGCTGTCGACCAACTCGAAGCGTCGCGTCGACTGCATCGTCCGCGAGCTGCGCATGACCGTGCGCCAGGTCGTCGAGCGGTTCAAGATCGAGAACGTCAGCACCAAGATCGCCCAGCGCTGGCACAACAAGGGATACGAGGACCCGATCGACGTGGTGCATGTCGTGTGCCCCAACGCCGACTACAACCCGCGCGGCATCATGTCGCGCGAGAAGCGCTACCTGTCGACCTACTACGAGGCCGACAGCCCGAAGGACACCGCAGTCCTGTCGCTCAAGGGTTTCGACTCCTTCCCGGTCCTCTGCCCGCGCTGGCAGGTCACCGGCCGCAACGCCTACGGCCAGGGTCCGGGCAAGCGCATCCGCGGCCATTCCAAGGCGCTCCAGGCCTACAAGCGAGCCCTCGACAAGGGCACGAACAAGATGGCCGACCCGCCGCTGACGGCGCCGTCGAGCATGCGCGGCCAGGCCACCACCCAGATCGCCGGCGGGATCACCTACTACGACGACACCAAGAGCGGCGCGCCCCTGGTGCAACCGCTTTACAACACCCACACCTTCCCGGTCGAGAAGATCTTCCCGCTGATCCAGGACGCGCGGCAGCAGATCGAAGCCGGATGCTTCGCTGACCTCTTCCTGATGATCGCCAACAGCGACCGCCGGCAGGTCACCGCCGAGGAGATCCGGGCCAAGCAGGAGGAGAAGCTCCTCCAGATCGGGCCGGTCCTGGAGAACCTCAACGACGAGCTCCTCGACCCGCTCATCGCCCGCGGCTTCACCTCGATGCTGTCGCGCGGCCTGCTGCCTGAGCCGCCCGAGGAGATCCAGGGCCAGGCCCTGATCGTGCAGTACGTCAGCATGATGGCGCAGGTCCAGAAGATGCTGGGCCTCGGCGCGCTCGATCGCTTCCTCGGCGTGCTCGGCAACGTCGCCGGATTCCAGAAGGACGTGCTCGACAACGTCGACGCTGACAAGGTCGCGCTCGAATACCACGACATGCTGGGCGTCACCAACCGCATCCTGCGCTTTCCCGAGCCGCGCGACCAGATCCGGCAGCAGCGTGCCCAGATGGCGCAGCAACAGATCCAGGCCGAGCAGCAGGTCCAGAACGCCCAGGCGGCCAAGCTCCTGAGCGAGACCGACACCCGGGGCGACAACGCCCTCACCGACCTCATCAACGCCCAACGCGGCATTGCAGCGTAAGGATCACCATGGACCTCATCGAGAAGCACAGCGGCAACAACATCGTCGTCTGGGGCCGCAACGCGACGGTCGGCACTGCGCTGGAGGAGCTCTACCAGTACGATCAGGCGCTCGACTGGTACGCGATCCTTGGATCGTCTGGCGCCAAGCTGGACGTCACCAGCTCCAGCGCCTCAGACGCCGCGGCCGGAACCGGAGCGCGCACCATCCGCATCACCGGGCTCGATCCGTCCTATGCGTTCCAGTCCGAAGACCTGACCATGAACGGCCAGACGATCGTGCAGAGCGCGAAGACCTGGACCGACGTCTTCGGCGCCGACGTGCTGACGCACGGCACCGGCAAGGTCAACGCTGGCGACATCCACATCGTCAAGACCGGCACCGGCGGCACCTACACCACCGGCGTCCCTGGCACCCTGACGAGCGCCATCTGCAAGATCCTGGCCGGATGGTGCACCAGCGCCAATGGCCATTGGGTCACCCCGGCGACCGGCAAGGGGACCAGCCAGTACCGCCTCGACTGCATCCACGCTAGCGCCTACACGCAGTCGGCCGCTCTCCTTGTTTGCACGCAGGATCCATGGGCAACTGACCAGAGCCTGCACGTCGAGTGCGTGCTCGGCATCGGCGCGACCGGCATGGTGCCGCCCATCGACATGAGCAAGGCCGGCATCGTGCTGCCGGAGAAGCGCGCCATTCGCCTGCGGCCGCTGGGCGCAGCCGCGTCGGCTGTTGTCCAGGCCACCATGCTGCTAACCAGGGTCTCCTGACGCCATGGCCGAGCGCCCCTACACCATCACCACCAAGCCCGACATCCTCGGCTTCGAGCGGGTCGATGTGTACCAGTGGGCCGACCTCCAGAGCGGGGACACGGGCGCACCGCTGGAGCTGCCAGCCTATGCCGACCGCTCCGTCGAGATCGGTGGGGACTTCGGCCTCGGCGGGACCGTCGCCATCGAGGGCAGCCTGGGCGGCACGGTCTACCACGCACTACGCGACCCCGGCCTCGACCCGCGCTCCAAGACATCCGGCGGGCTGTGGTCGATCCTTGAGGCCGTCCGCTGGATCCGCCCGCACGTCACCGCCGGCAACGGCACGACCTCGATCACCTGCTGGATCCTGCTGAGGAAGGCATGATCGAGCTACCGCAGTTCATCCTCGCCGAGGCCCGCCGCGCACAGCACTTCGCTACGCTGGTCGAGAACATCAAGCGGCTCAACAACCTCGACCAGGCCGAGAGCGAGGCGCGCGCCCGCCTCGCTGCGCTGGCCAAGGACGAAGCCGATGCCAGGGCCAGGCTCGCCGCTCTCACCGGGCAGATCACCGCGGCAGAGGCCAACGAGCGGGCATTCATGGCTGAGATCGCCAACATCACCAAGGGGAAGGCATGAGTAAGGGCAACACCACCGAGAACGACCTGCTGCAAACGTTGTTCAACAACGTCGCGCTGCCGTCGTATGGCTCGATCTACTACATCGCCTTCCACACCGCCGACCCCGGCGAGGCTGGCGACCAGACGACCAGCGAAGCGACCTATCCCGACTATGCCCGCGTGGCGGTTGCTCGCACCGCCGGCGGCTGGTCCGTGGTCGGCAATGCGGCCAGCAACGTGGCCGAGATCACCTTCCCCGAGTGCAACGCCAGCTTTGGCGCCAGCACGCAGACCATGACGCACGTCTCGATCGGCGTGGCCGCGAGCGGCGCCAGCCAGATCCTGTACAGCGGTGCCCTGACCGCGCCCGGCATCATCGTCACGGCGCTGGACACCCCGCGCTTCCCGGCCGCTGCCCTCGTCATCGAGGAGGACTGATCCATGCCCCGCGGCTACACCCAAGTCCCGCCCGATTCCACCGGCGACAAGCTGGCCATGCGCCGGCAGACGGTCGGCGCCGACGACCTGCACGAACAGGGCACCTTCTGGATGGGACTGCCCACCTATGAGGCGTTGTCTGCTGCGATCACCCCGGCGGCCAACAAGTATCACCTGATCATCGGCAACAACTCGGGCAGCGCGCAGTCGCTGATCCTGCTGGGCCTGTGGTACTATAACGGCGTCACCGGCGTGACCGGCGTCGTCAACGAGTACCGTTTCCAGCGGCAGACCTACGGCACTCCGGCCGGCGGCGCAGCGATCACGGCCGACGCGAACAATAGCGCAGATCCGGCCCTATCCGCCGTGTCGCTCTACGGTGGCGCGACCTCGGGCGTCGGTGCGGACGGCACGATCCGGCGCATCCTCAACATCAGCACCGAAGAGCACACCGCCGCAGTCGGCAACATCGACCGTCTGCTGGAGGCGACCAACCAGCTCCCCCGCATAGACCCCTGGTCGCGTCCGATGATCCTGCGCCCTGGCGAAGCCGCGAGCGTCAAGCAGATCGGCAGCGGCGCGGTCGGCACCCTGCGCTGGCGCGCCTTGTTCGCCATCGAAGCGGACTAGCCCATGCCTCTGGCGAGCACGTTCGCCCTGCAATGGTATGGGCCGGCCTGCGCGTCAGCGGTCGTCCAGGGCTCCGGCTCCGTCATCGCACAGGCACGCGGTTCGGTGCGCGCTGCGGCATCGCTGGCTGGTTCCGGCGCGATCACCTACGCCCGCCCCGTGCGCCTGATCAGCGCCGTGGCCACGCTGCTGGGCCAGGGCGTCATCACGCAGGCCCAGGCCCGCGGCGCAATCCGCGCCTTCGCCCGCATCAAGGTCAACGAGCTGTCCCAGGACGACGTGACTGGCGCCGTGCTGGAAGCGAAGGTCGAGGGCGACCTGACGCTCAAGCAGGCCCTGCGCCTACTGCTGGCGGTCGCCAGCGGCGACGCGACCGGCCTCGACACTGACCCCGCATTCAAGAGCGCGGACGGCAGCAAGACCCGCGTGGCTGGCACGCGCAGCGGCGGAACCCGCACGATCACCACCAGGGACGGCACATGACCTGGGACGGGGTCTGGTACGGCAACTGGTTCGGCGGATGGGTCGGCGATGGCGGCGACGCGCCGGCCCCGCTGACGCCTTCCTACTGGCTCATCATCGCACGCAGAAGGGGACGCCGATGAACGACATGGACGACGAACAGATCGCAGCGCTTGCCGAGCAGCAGGCCAAGGAGCGCCGCAAGGACGAGCTGCACGACATCGGCGTGATGCTCGATTCGCAGGCTGGCCGGCGCGTCATGCGGCGGATCCTGGAGCGCACGGGTCCGCTACGGCAGACCTTCGATGCCGACAGCGAGCGCGTCAGCAGCCTGCGCGCCGGCGAGCGCAATGTCGGGCTCTGGCTCCTCGCCGAGCTCACCGAAGCGCGCCCCGAGAGCATCGGAGGCCTGATCGCCGAGGTGCAAAAGCCGAACCGTCTTGACGGTTCCCGTTCCTGATATGCTCGCGCCATGACCGACGCCGCAGCCACCTCCGCGAATGGTTCCCAGACCGCAGCCGGCAACGGTGGCGCTGGTGCGACCGGCGGTGCGGCAGCGACTGGCGCGGCTGCCTCCGGCACTGATACCGGCAACGCGGCCCAGCAGAACCAGAACGCGAACGGCGCGCAGAGCGGACAGCCTGCTTCCGCTGCCGCCGGCACCGATCCCTACGCCAGCCTCAAGGCTCCCGAAGGCTTCGACCCTGCGGCCCTGCCCAAGATCGCCGAGATCGCCAAGGTCTACGGGCTGAACGCCGAGGCGGCCCAGAAGCTGCTGAACGACACGCACACGCGCCAGGTCCAGGCCAAGGCCGACATGGACGCCGCGCTCGCCAAGCAAAAGGCCGAATGGCACGAGGCCATCAAAGCCGACAAGGACTACGGCGGCGAGAAGTTCGAGGCCAGCCTCCAACGTGCGCAGAAGGTCGTCGGCGAGATCGACGCCAAGATCGCGCCCGGGATCAAGCAGCTCCTCGACGGCAGCGGCTACGGCGAGCACCCGGCCGTCGTCCGTCTGTTCAACTACCTCGGCCAGGCCAACCGCGAAGACTCCTTCGCTGCCGGTGGCGACAACTCGGCCGGCGAGAAGCCGATCGAGGATGTCCTGTACCCCAAAGCCAAGACCTCCGCGGCCTAGCGCCATAGCGCCCAACCCCCTCAACCGAATCAAAGCCGGAGCCACCCATGGCCACCCTCGCATCCTACAACCTCACCCTCGCCGACTACGCCAAGATGGAGGACCCCAAGGGGGACATCGCGGCCATCGTGAACATGCTGGTCCAGACCAACGACATCTGGAGCTACCTGCCGTTCATCGAGTGCAATGACGGCTCCAGCCACGAGACCGTGATCGCCACCGGCCTGCCCCAGGGCGCATGGGTCCGCTACAACCAGGCCCGCAACTCGGGCAAGGCGAGCACCGCCCAGGTCCGTGCGCAGACCGGCATGATCGAGCTGCCCATCACGGTGGACAAGCACCTCGCCGAGAAGCGCGGCATGGACAAGGTCGCCCAGGTCCGCACCAAGCAGGCCATGCTCGCGATCGAGGGCCTGACCCAGCAGGCCACGACCGCCCTGTTCTACGAGGACGAGCGCACCAACCCGGAGCGCATCACCGGCCTCGCGCCCCACTACTCGACGGTCAACACCGCGACCGCGGCCAGCGCCGAGAACGTCATCGACTGCGGCGGCACCGGCTCGGACAACATGAGCGTCTGGATCCTGGAGCTGGGCGAGGGCAAGATCAGCGGCCTCCTGCCCCAGGGCAAGAAGTCGGGCATCCAGCGCGACGACCGTGGCGTCATCGAGATCGCCGGCGCCGTTGGCGTCGATGGCTCCTCGATGCGCGCCTACCGCGAGTACCTCAACTGGTCGCTCGGCCTGGTCGTCGAGAACTGGACCTGCGGCGTCCGCCTGGCCAACATCGACGTCTCGAACCTGCGCGCCAACGCCGGCAGCCAGGCCGACCTCTGGAACAAGCTGATCGAAGGCATCGGCCATCTGCCGGCCTCCAGCGGCGGCAAGCGCATCGTCTGCGGCAACCGCACGTTCCGCACCTGGGCGCGCATCCAGGCCCTGAGCAAGAGCTCGGGCATGACCACCTTCGAGTCCGTGATGGGCAAGCCCATCATGATGATCGACGGCATGCCGTTCTGCACCTGCGACGCCCTGCTGAACACCGAAGCGCGCGTCGTCTGATCCCCTGCGCCTGACGGTGCAGACGCGAGCCCGGCTGTCGTGGTGGCAGCCGGGCCTCAGCGTCAAAAGCCTCTACCCATCATCGGAGTCATCCCATGGCCCTCATCGACGCACAGCTCCTCTTCGCCTCGGCCCTGGCCATCACCGCCACCGGCGATGCAACCAACGTCATCGACCTCAAGGCCGCCGGCATGCTGGGCAACGGCAAGCCGCTGATGGTCGTCATCAAGGTCGACGTCGCGGCCGACTTCACCAGCACGAACGAGACCTATGCGTTCAGCGTGACGACCGACGACAACGCGGCCCTGTCCTCGGACACCACGATCGCTACCAAGACGATCCTGGCGACCGACCTGACCGCCAACAGCCTGCACACCATCGACATCCCCGAGAACGTGGCGACCGAGCAGTTCCTCGGCCTAGTGGCGACCCTCGGCGGCACGACCCCGAGCGTCACCTACACCGCCTGGCTCGCCGAGAAGGGCAGCCTGACCAACCTGTTCAAGGCTCCGAACGGCTTCGACGCCTGATCCAGGCGTCGAGTCGTCCGTCATCACCTGACCACCGGAGCCCTCCATGGCCGATCCGCAGCCTCCCGCCAAGCCGCCCGTCGCGGCCGATCCGCAGCCTCCCGCCAAGCCGCCCGTCGCGGCCGAGCCCAAGTCACAGCCTCCCGCCAAGACGCGCGTCCGCGCCCTGGCGCGCGGCTACTACGACGGCGTCATCCGCGAGCGTGGCGACGAGTTCGAGATCGGCGCCGACACCGACCTCGGCGGCTGGATGGATCCGGTCAGCGAAGCCGACGCCAAGCGGCTCGCTCCCGAGATCGCCAAGCTCAAGAAGAACCGGCCGCCCCCGCCGATCGGTCCCAACGTGAAGCCGACCCCGGCCACCCGGCTCAAGTAGGCCGGAGCACGAGGCGCGCAACACCCGCGAGGGGCCGGAGACCCCGGCCCCTTTTTTCTTCTAAGGACCTCCACCCGTGAGCTACAGCCAGGCCGCCATCTGCAACATCGCCCTCGGGCACCTGGGCATCAACCGCCTCATCACCGACCTGGAGAGCGAGCGGACCAGCAAGGCCCAGGCCCAGGCCTGCATCACTCACTACGACCTGGCCCTGGATGTCACGCTCAAGGCGCACCGCTGGCCCTTCGCGCAGCGCATCGCCACCCTGGCGACCATCAGCGGCTACGACGGCACCGTCTGGCTCTACGCCTATCGGGCACCCAGCGACTTCCTCACGGCACACACCATCAACCGCACCGAAGCCAACCCGCAGGGCGAGCGCTTCCAGGTCGGTGGCGACTCCAGCGGCGCGATCATCTACACCAACGCCGAGGACGCGATCCTCGACTACACCGCGCGCGTCACCCAGCCCGGCCTCTACCCGGCCGACTTCGTCGAGGCGCTCGCCTACCAGCTTGCCATCCGTGTGGCCCAGCCGCTGTCCGCCGAGGAAAGCCTGCGCCAGGTCGCACGCGATGGATACCGGCGCGCCATCGGCGAGGCGATGACCACCGCCGCCAATGAAGGGCGTGGCATCGAACCGCCTGCCGACGAGTTCCTGGCTGCCCGCAGCGTCAGCGTCGACCCATGGCGCCAGACCACGAGCGGGATCTAACCCATGCCCTCGATCAAACAGCGCTCCTTCGCCGGCGGCATCATCGGCCCCGAGCTGGAAGGCCGCGACGACCAGACCAAGTACCAGACCGGGCTCAAGGAAGCGCTCAACGTCATCATCCAGCGCTACGGCGGCATCACCAATCGTGCCGGGTCTGAGTTCATCGCCGAGGCGCGCGACGGTGACGCCCACCCGTCGCGTCTCTTCAAGTTCGTCTTCAACGCCGACCAGACCTACATCCTGGAGTTCGGCGAGCAGTACATGCGGGTCTACCGCGATGGCGGCGCCGTCGTGCCATCTGCGACCGCCTGGTCGGCCCTGACCACCTACCTCGTCGGCGACATGGCCAGCCTCGCCGGGACGACCTACTACTGCGTTGCGGACCACCTCAACCACACCCCGCCCAACGTCACCTATTGGGCGCTGATGACTGCCGGCTTCTACGAGATCCCGACGCCCTACGCGGCGAATGACCTGCGGGCTATCCAGTACGTCCAGAGCGGCGACGTGGTCACCCTGGTGCATCCTGACTACGCCCCGCGCGAGCTGCGCCGCACCGGGCACACCGCCTGGCTGCTGACGCTCAAGAGCTTCGCGCCAGCCGTCGATCGCCCGACCGACTGCACGGGCACGGCCGGCGGCGCCGGCGCGAACAGCTACCGCTACCAGATCACGGCCTTCAACAAGGACACGCTGGAGGAGAGCTACCCCGGCCGCGAGACCGCAACCACGGTCACCGGGGCGAGCCAGGCCAACCCCTGCCAGATCACGGATGTCGCGCACCCCTACAGCACCGGCGACGAGGTCTACCTCGCCGGTCTGGGCGGCATGACCCAGCTCAACGGGCGGACCTTCGTCATCACCAAGACTGGCGCCAACACCTACACCCTCGACGGCGAGGACTCGACAGCGCACACCGCGTACACCGCCGGCGGCACCGCGGCGCGCCCCTACGTCCGCCTCGACAGCGCCGCGGCCCCGACCACCAGCAACCCGCACGTCATCACCGCGGACAACCCGGGCGAGGGCTTCGGCCTGTGGTTCTACCGCTACAAGGACGGCGTCTTCGAGTTCATCGGTGAGGCCAACGGCAACGCCAGCGCCCCGACGATCAGCCTCTCCGACACCAACATCGCGGCGCAGGCCAGCCTCACCCCGCCCATCGAGCGCGACCTCTTCGCCGAGGCCGGCGCCTACCCGTCGACCGTCACCTACGTCAAGCAGCGCCTGGCCCTGGCCAACACCAACGACGCTACCGAGCGCGTCTGGCTGTCGCAGACCGGCAACTACAGCAACTTCGCCAAGAGCTCGCCGATCCAGAGCGACGACTGCATCGAGTTCCAGCTCGCCGGCCGCCAGGTCAACGCCGTGCGCCACATCATCGAGGTTGCTGGCAAACTGGTGATCCTGACCGACTCGTCCGAGTGGGTAATCCAGGGCGTAAACAAAACCATCTCTGCAACGGACGCGCTCAACCCGGAGCAGCAGGGCTATGATGGCGCCGCGGCCATCGCCCCCGTCATCATCGGCAACACCGCCCTCTACGTCCAGGCGCGCGGCAGCTTCGTCCGCGACCTGCGCTACGACTTCGAGAGCGACGGCTACCAGGGCCGCGACCTGACCATCTTCTGCCCGGAGCTTTTCGACGGCCATGAGATCGTGGCCATGGACTACCAGAAGATCCCGCACTCGGTCAACTGGTGCGTGCGCGACGACGGCATGATGCTGGGCCTGACCTACGTCCGCGATCACGATGTCTGGGGCTGGCATCGCCACCTGACGGCCGGCGGCGACGACACCTACAAGGACGTCTGCACCGTGCCCGAAGGCCGCGAAGACGCGGTCTATGTCATCGTCCGCCGCTATGTCGATGGCGCCTGGACCCGCTACATCGAACGCTTCGCCTCGCGCCAGTTCACCGACATCGCGGTCGACGCCTTCTTCGTGGACTGCGGCCTGACCTACGACGGTCGCAACATCGGCGCGACGACCATGACGCTCACCGGCGGCACCGCCTGGGATGACACCGAGGAGCTGACCTGCACGGCCAGCGCCGGGACCTTCGCCGCCTCCAACGTGGGCGACGAGGTCGTCTTCTATGTCGAGGAGGAGGACCCGGACACGGAAGAGATCGAGACCGCGCGCTACGCCTGCACGATCACCGCCTACACCTCGCCGACCGTGGTGACCGTGCGCGCCGATCGCGCGCTGCCCGTCAGCATCCAGGCGGCCGCGGTCACCGCCTGGGGCCTGGCCGTCGACACCGTCACCGGCCTCGACCACCTGGAAGGCCGCACCGTGACCGCGCTCTGCGACGGATCCGTCAACCCCGAGGCGGTCGTCACCGGCGGCAGCATCACCTTGGCATCGCCTGCCGTGATTGCGCACGTCGGCCTGCCATACACGGCCCGCATCGAGACGCTCGACGCCGAGAACCTCCAGGGCGAGACCTGGACCGACAAGAAGCGCAAGATCCACGCGGTCGGGGTCAAGGTGAAGGACAGCCGTGGGCTCTGGCTGGGCTTCGGCGATGGCCAGCTCTTCG